CTAAGATCGGCAAGAGAATTGTTTTTTGCTGATTTTGATTTAAAACCAGCATTAAGAGCGTCATTTACTCTGTCAATTCTATCTAGTGCTTTTTCTTTCATTTTGTTGTTCATAATAACTCCGAATTGATGTTAATGAGTCAATCTTTATTTTATGGTTCATTATAACATATTCGGATATAAAGTCAACACTTTTTTTGACTTTTTATGCATTCCAAAGGTCAATTGTTTCTTTTTTTGTTCTTAAAGATCCGTCTGGTTTCATTTCATCAGTCATGAGGACACAATTTTCACATACTGCCATGAAAGAATGATTGTTAAGTCCTATTTGTTTGAAGTCTACAAGAGATACTTTTTCTGATCCGCACTTTTCACAATTTTTTAAACCGTCTTGAACGATCTTTCTCTTGCCTTTGAACTTTTTGTTCCAGTCTGTAATGCATCTTTTCTTCGCAAGATCGGGATTTTTAGAATAGTATGATTTTGTCATAAGACCACAATCACATGTTATAAAGGACGCATTAGGTCTTCGTGTGTCATTCCATTGAGTTAATTCTGGAGTGACTCCACATTTACATTCTTTTATCTCTGGAATTTTCATTATTCATCCTCTTCAAGCATATATGTCACATCTTTACTTACAATAGAACATCGTTTCTGATTTCCAATGTGCTTTAATTCCTTAGCAACTTCAATCATGTTATCTAATATTATGTATTGGCTGTTAGGAAATCTTGGATAATTGATCAAAGTGATTTTTACACCGCTTTCACTTCCATGAGTATAGATATAATCTATATCAGTAACAGAGAAACACGCACCATTTGTATCACAATATTCTCGGAGATAATCTTTGTATTTTAATTTAATTCTTCGCTCTATATCAGTTTTTTGATGCCAATTGCTTTCATCATTTGAACCGCAACCAATATAAAGATCTACTATGTATGTATCACATTGTTTCATTAATTTCTCCTTAAATACTCTGTCCAACACTTCCAATTACAAAAATAATTATCAGAGTTTCTTTCACGAATTTCATCTTGAGGTTTCACTTGAAACACTTTTTCACAATTAGCACAAATATGTTCTTTAGTGACTTTTCCTTCATTGAAATTCCATGATACTACGACTCTATAATAACCATCTTTTGATTCTTCGGCATCATCAAAACATTCGCTGACATCTCTTTCTACATCGGACAAATCCTCAGGAACATATGTTTCATCAAGTAATATTTGTTTCATTTATTTTTAGAAGGTCGATTTTTGATTTTTTGACTCCATGCAAGAGCATCTTCTTTAACCGACTCATTCCAAGAAGCCCAGAAGTTAAGATGTCCTATAAAGAAATGATGTTCAGAACAGAGTGTGATTAGATTAGAAAATCTCAGTTCCAATCTCGGATCTACATGAAAGGGAACTATGTGGTGTACATGATTCCCTTTCTTTTTGCCACATACGGCACAGAGTGGATGCTGTTTAATATAAGCATTTCTAACTTTTCTCCAGTGAGAAGATCTTTCTGTGCCGTATAGTTTTTGATACTCTCTTATTGTTCCTAAGAAAGTTTCTTGGTACCACTGATTCATGTGTTTATTATCTAGGTACTATTATTTGTAAAAATAGATCAACCCAAGGATCTACGTAAAATATCATTGATACAATTGCTCCGCTTGTGAAAGCAATGAATTTTTCAAGTTTTGTCATCTTCCTTGGACCGTCTTCTTTCTTGATTTTTCTTTTATAAAGCCAAGCAATAAACAAAGATGTTGCCAAAGACATTAATAAACATGCTCCAAATGCATTCAATCCGCCAAAATATTCCATTTCAATCTCCTTTAATAATTAATTCAGTTAATAATGTTATTCGTAATCTCTAATTGCTATACCAACACCGAATCTCGGAACACCTGAAGATGTCTTTTCTTGATATCTTACAGTTAAAAATTTTCCGTAGTACTTTTCAGCATTGTTATAATAAAACTCTCTTCTTTCAAATGATCCTCTTGGTCTTGCTGTAAATTCTTCTCCTTTTTTAGTTCGGCACCTCCATATTATTAGTTTATGAAACACATTATTAGTATCAGTGTATTCCTCGGCCTCATGTCCTACGATTTCAAATTCATCATCAAAAAACTCTTTATACTTCATGATAGAATAATCTCTATCATTGAAAGCATAATAACCGTCTTTATCTCTGATGATTATTCCTTCATAACCTTCTTTCACCCACATATCATGTAACCTTTTAATCTCTTCCCAAGAATTTACTTGAATAGTAGGAACTCTTTTAATTACAGGATGATTCTCGGGAATATATTTATCAATCAGTTTCTTCCGTTCAAGATATTTCATATCAGGAATAGGAAGATCGTAAACATAATAACAAAGATCCTCAGTACAAAGATCCACATGATCTTTTTGATCCTTAGCATAAAATTTCTTTACAACAGAAATAAGATCTTCAAATATGAAACCGTGAACATAACATTCACCGTCCAGAGAAAGATTACTAGGAAGTTTCAGATTTTTAATAGCATTTCGTATATGTGCTAGATGAACGAATTCGTTTCTTTGTCGCGAAATAAGTCTATTATCATTTATATGATTAAACTGAACACACCGAACACCGTCATATTTCGGCTGAACAAAACAAGGGAACTTTACTTTCTTATCAGAGTACTCCTTAGCAAGTGCAGGATATATAAACTTCGGCGGCATATCTACTTCGTCAATGCGACGAACCATGTTCTCTTCAACTTTAGCCTGGACCATATTTTCAAGAAGAAATTCCGCTTGCTGATAAGCAGTTTTTTCATTTTTCTTTCCTATATTTGTCCCCTTTCGGACAAATTTCTTTTTTATAGTTTTCTTACCGTCAGAATAACCGGTTTCTCTTACTATAACAGGAACACCTTTGTCTTCTTCAATCCAAACAGACCAAACTGATATCTTACCTGTTTTTGCTTTTTTGTATAATGTTATCATTATTTGTCCTCTTCAAACATATGATAATATTGATCATCCCATGCATTTTTTATAGGGGCCGCATCGTCATCATTATAAAGTTCATCAAAAAAATCATCAGTACATTCTTCTGGAATTTCTGTTTCACATTCTGATTCTTCTTTTAACAAATCATTAACCATTTTTGACAATTTAGAAAAAGAATTAAAAACATTTTCATATTCTTTAATCTTTGCCTCTAAAAGATTATTTTCAGTTTCAAGATTAATATTATCTTGAATAAGAACAAATTGATTTTTCTTCAAATCTATTATTTCAGTTTCAAGATTTTTAATACAGTCTTCATGATCTTTTAAAGATAGTTCAATTTCCCTTTCAAGTTCCTCATTAGAGAGTCTTTCAACTTCGAGTGAATGTTTCAATGTATTGATAGTTTCCATCATATCTTTATTTACTTTTTCGGTTTGTTTCTGTCTAATAAAATAAACAAAGTCCGTTAAAGAGGAAACTAACTCAGCAGTTTCATAATCTACTTCCCCTGCAGGTAAATTATCTCTAACAAGAACCATAAGTTTTTGGTTAAAGTCAACATTATTGGCAAAATCTGTCATTTTTTCTCCTTTAAATAACCGGTTTCAATAGCCTCTTCCAAAAGTTTTCGTATCATATACAAATCCAGTGCGTAATCAAAGAATCGGGATCCGTATTTAACATCAATCAGATTATAAAGAGCCACATCTACGGAACAAACCATATATTCGGACCCCAAATCTGTTACAAACATATCTCCCACTTCATATTCTTTCATGATCAACCTCTTTTAAATTTAGTGAACTCTAATTTTGCTTTCAGTCCGGAAAATGTTCTTTCTCTTAACATACTGATGATATCTTTTTTCTCAAACATTCCTTTCATTATACCATCATTTATATCTTTGAACTTATCGGATACTTTATATATAACTACTTTACTATTTTTTTCTATCTTTGTCAACACTTTTTTATTTATTTCTTCATTATTTCTTTCATTATCATAAACCCAAACTTGGTCTTTATAGTCAAGTTTTATATCAGCACCTGCCATTGCAACAGAGTTTTCAACAAACATTGAATCTATAGGACCTTCCAGAATCCAAACAGTTTTTTCTGGATCAATGTAATCAGCATTATAAATCTTTTGAGCATCTGGATTAAATTTAACAGTCAAATACTTAGGAGTTATTTTAGGATTAAAGAATCTTGCTTGAAAGATTTCTATTTGCTTATTCTTCTTAAAAAATGGTATTATGATACAAGGCTCTTTATAAGATTTAAATGTATCTTCTTTCAATAGTGTTTTGGTTAGATCATAAAAATTCTTACAGAACCTAATCTTGTTCAAAGGAATTTGCCTTTTCTCAATCATCCTTCTCGCTGGATGAGTTTTATCCATCTGAGAAAATGAATCTGTTAATGAACGCAATGCAACTTCTTCAATGTATAGTTTTTGTGTCTTCTTTTCTTCTAATTGCTGTTTAATTTGATCAATGGTAGGTTTCTCTTCTCTATCCTTATAAAGATAGAACACATAATCTTTATATATGTCTGGCATATAAGTTTGAAGAAACATCCAGAACGGCGCAGAATATTGACAATTATGACAAAAAGTTTTTAAAGAATTTTTATCATTAAAAATAAAGAATCTCTTTTTAGATCTATTCTTAGCAGAGTCTCCGCATATAGGACATCTGCAATTCCACACACGGGAACTTTTCTGTTTTAGTTGAAGCCTAAGGCCAACAACATTAACAAAATGTAAATCTTGTAAAAGAGAATCCAATTTATTTTTGATCGGTTAGAATGTTTTCGTTTTTGCGCTTATAGTATTCACTATCGGCTTTAGTTCTCGTATTATATAAAGTTTCTTCTTTATATATCCATAGTATACTATTTCCGTACTTTTTTGTCAACCGATTTGTTTCTTCTAATACATTATGCTCATCTTTAGCAACAAACATAAATTTATTATCTGGATTTTTTTCTTGAAAGATGGTATATAAAAGATATGGTTTATCACTATCAAATTCTTTTTTAGTGAAACCTATATTAGGATTAGAGGGGGTAAGTGGAAAAATGTATTTGCATGTACATTCTTCGGGTGAAGATGCTCCGCATCGGCATTCTTCTTCTTTGTATATGTTCTTTTTATTAGAACAAGAAAAGAAAGAGGCAGAGGTTCCGAATTTTGATCTGATAACTTCATAGAAAATTCTCCCTCTGCCAGTTTGCATATTAGCAACCTTGATTGCTTTCTTCATTGTTTCAGTTAGTTTCATTTTTAATCTCTCCTCAAAGATTATTATGTTTGTCTATGAAAGACCCATTGAACTTCTTTTTCTCTGTGATTTATTTCTCTTTCGAGTGGCTTTTGCTGTTGATTTTCCCGCTAATGCTCTTTTTCTCTTTTTAGCGGCTTTGACAAATCTTAGTTTATCAGAAGATTTTATAGGAACACATTTACCATCTTTGAACTGTTGACCTTCAGGACATTCCATTTTCTTTCTCATCTTTCCGCCACGAACAACTTTCTTGAGTTTTCTGGCTTCATCCAATGATTCTTCTGCTTCTTTTAATTTTGCTTTTAAAGTTTTTATATCTGACATTTGTTCCTCTTCTTCGTCATCATCTTTCTTTTTCTTCTTCTTTTTGCCGAAAAGTGGCATATCTATTTTTGCAACACCAGATGTAACATTAACAGTTTCTTCATATAAAGTCAATGCTTGATTGTACTCGTCGCCAAAAAAACTTCTTTTGAAATGTTGTCTAATTAGATCTTCATTTTCCTTTAAAAGAGCCATGGCAGCGGCATAATTCTTAATTTTGGACTTACCACCAGGAGTTTTATCTAAAAGTCTTTTAAGATTCCAAATAAGGCGGTGAAAAAATGTATAAGCCGCTTTTTCTTCTGAAGATTGAAGATCTTTCTGTTTCTTCAGAATCTTTCCATCAGCATCTATGATTCCTAAATCATATGCTTCCATTTCTTCCCAGTCTTTTGTTAGTTCTCTAACAAACTGGAAAGCCATTAGTGTATTGAAACTTCTCGGAAGTGCCATTTATATCCTTAAACCTTTGTTTGTATCGATGAAGAATTTTTCATTTATCTTAACAGTCCCATCAAAACTTTTATAACCTAAGATGACGAATAAAGAGTCGATCTTATCATAATGAATATCTGGTATTTTATATTTCAATAATTCTTCACTGATTATTCCGAAACAATTAACAAAACTGATAAAATGATTCATCATGAGTCGAAAATTGGTTGTTTCTTTTTGTTGATATCTACAAAAATGTGCCTTGATCAAAGATATCTTCGCTAAGTCTTCTTCAAATTCTTCAATGGAATTGCATTGTTGATTGTTGTAAAATGACATTGCAACCCTGGTAAAACTCTTTTCATCTGTAACTAAATTTAACATTTCTCTCCTCAGAATATTAATCAAAAGTATTAATTATTTTGATCCCGTTTTTCTTCAACTCTTTAATAGCCGTTGTATAATTGTCTTTGTCTATATTATATATGATAGGAGAATTACCAACGGGATATCCTTTTGTTGAGAAAACAATCTTTTTCTTTCTAAGAATCTTTTCTGCTTTCTTATAATCTTCTCTTGAAACTGAAAAACTTTTATCCGGTTTAAATGATGGGGTTCTATCAGTTACAATATCACCAGTGTCTTTAATAAACTTAGAAAGATGAGGAGGAAGAGCCTCAGTAATAAAATCTTTGAATTTTTTCATTAGATATAATTGTTAATGGCTATTATAGTATACAAATGCATTACAATTGGTTACTATAATAGCCTTTATGATGTTATACAGTTTCCATTACAATTGCTGGTTGTACATAATCAGCAGGGAAATTCAAATCAGCAAGATTACCAGCGGCATCTTCAAGAGTGGTTGCCGCACCCATTGCTAGAACAGTTAAAACAGTCAATTCACCATCAACAGCATCGGTTGCTGGACCAGTGAATGTAAGTGTAGTTGTACCGTCACCTGAAGCAAGAGGAATTTGAATTACAGTTTCAGCGGCATCTTCAACTTCTAGAAAAACTCCTGCAACACCATTTAATGTTACTGCTTCAGAATATTCAACTTCAAAAGTCAAATCATCTGTATTAGCATAAGTTCCATCTGTTTCATTTGTTACTGTATCAATTACAGCAGTTGACATGACAATTGTTGGTTGAACATAGTCAGCCGGGAAATCATCATCAGACCAGTTACCAGCCGCATCAAGAATTGTTCCACCGTTAAGTTGAATTTCTTCTACTACAACCAAATCACCGTCAGCCATTCCTGTAACATCACCTGTAAAAACAAGATCAGTTGTTCCAGAACCTGATACATAAGGAATCTGATAAGCATCTCCAGCCTCAGTATACACTTCAAGATAAGGAGTACCACCAGTTGTTGTTACTGTTACTGCCTCATTAAATTCTACAGTAAATGAAAGAGAAGTTGGCGCAGAATAAGTTCCATCAGCGTGATTGGTTACTGATGCTACAACTGCCGCGGCATTACCAATATCTTTTAATGTGTGTATTAGTTCTTCTTGTCCATTAGGATGTCTCAGATACCATCCACCAGGTTTCTTTACTACATCACTTTTGTTTGTTTTATTGTTTCCGTCTGTGTACATCCATGTTGCAGGGATAGTCCTTGACATTTATTTTACCTCTATTTTGTTGTTTTTAATTAAATTGAAAATGTTCACTGTTATTTATGCTTTACAAATGTTTCACCAATCTACATTCTTCGGAACATATTCCTTGATCTTGGCTCTGATTTCTTTATCTAATTCTTTTGTACTTTTAATAGTCTGACCTGCTTTTTTGACATAAAAGTAATTAGATGTTTTGATATATTGTCCGCCCTTTCCAGATTTCACAAGTTCCGAATCAATACCAATTTTATTGAAAGCAAATACAATATCCCCATCAAGATATTTTTTAAGATCATTGCCCATATTTATAATGTCATTCATTGTTTGAGAAACACCACGATGAGTGTTGACCAAAATTTCAGTGGGAACTGTTCTACTTCTCGAAAGATTCTGACTCTTAGCAACCTCTATATCATTAATGATCCAAACTATATGAATTTTATCTTTTTCATAACCTAACTTTTCAAGATCTCTTGAAATACTTGCTAGTTTTGTTAGATCCCGAAGAGTAACGTCAAAAATAATATTAGGCTTTCGATCTGGTGCTGAAACAAGTACTGATTGATAAAATGTAGATTTTTGTTTTTTATCTAATTTCAATACAGACCCGATAAGATCATGAAGAAGTGCGACATTATCAGGGTTCTTCAATGAATCTGTTTTTCTTAGTTCAGCAAAATCCATTCCGGTTTCATCTTTCACAATCTTTTCTATTTTATCGGAACGTATTGCTAGGCTTTTAAGTTCATCAACATCAAAACTCATTCCCTCTAAGCCGACTAGGTTTTTCTTCACAAATCCTTTCCCGCTTCCGGCACCACCGGCAAGAATGACAACATTGCCGAATTTCGGATAGGCTTTCCCTCCGAAAGTGATCAACTTTTCATTTAGTTCTTCTAGAACCTCATTAATGTATTCTTTGTACGATTTCATGTCACCTTTATTTGTTGATTTTTATTTTATATAACTATTATATCATATTTATGATATAAAGAAAACAACAAAATGAAAAAGGTCAAATCTTTTCAAGAAATGACCTTTAATATATTAGATTGTTATGTTATTCTCCTGGCTCAGTTATATTTGGAGGGCCCTCAGGAGGCAAATCTTCCATTTGTTTAGAAGTATAATTTTTAGAAACTCCAGTTCCATCAATACTTTCAATTTCAATTGTCATGAATCTACCGGAATAGATCTTGTGAACATCTTTTGCAATTTCGTCAGCGATACTTTCACAAGATTTATTTTCATAAGAATATTGATTGATGATTTCACTAATGAATTTCTGAAAACCTTTCAAATCAATTTCATTGTTATTAAAAATCTGAAGATAAACTTTTAATGTAAAGGCACAAGGTTTAGTTTTTCCGTCTTTTGTTTCTTTTTGATAACTTTCAAATGTTTGTTTAACAGTAATAAATTGGACACCGGTGTACAAACCATAATAATATTTGTTATTTTCCATATGTCCTCCTTAGAACATTTTAAAATGTACTTCTTCCATAACTCTATAAACTTGCATACCGGCATAAAATTCTCCAGAGTAAAGAAATTCTCTATTATCTATACCTGAATAATTTTCAATTATACTTTTCAAGCGTGCATATTCAGTTGTTCCTAGATAAAGAAATAACGGCGATTTGCCCTCTCTTTTCATGAAATCAACCTTTGCTTCTACAATTCTGGCTTTGATATTTTTTGTTTCCATCTTTCTCCTTTTACCATATATTAATATCTCTGTTGAACTCAACATTAATCATATCTTGAAAAATTATTCCAGCATCTTCCATTGTTAAACAAGAATCTGAAAGAACCCATCTTCCAAATTGGAATGTAGGAATTTCAACTCCTTTAATGCATTCCCACTCCAATCTAGAACCTCCCATGATTTCTGGATGATTCTTTTCATAAGCCAGCATTGACAGATCCATTTTCTTTATGATATCTTTAACAGTAATGAATGCGGTAACTAAACCGTGAATGGGAATAATTTCATCTTTACCATAAGTCGCATACGGAATCACATCATATTTACTATAAATCTCAAATAAAATATTGTCTTCAATTAGATTTATCTCTGAAGACAAATTTTTAACAGGAGAAGGAATATCTCCAATGTATGCTTCAACAGCATCATGTAACAATGCTATTTTAGAAAATTCTGGAAATGCGAGGGACATCCTTATAGAATGTTCAGCAACAGAATAGAACTTTTTTGTATTGCCGGCATATCTACAGATTTTCGGAAGACATGCCACTATATCTTCTAATATGATATCTGTTTTCTTCACATCCTCAGCCCAGAATGGTAATCCAGAATGAGTTTGCATATAATCACCCTTTCTCATAATCTCTCCTTTATTTAATAAATTTACTTAAATTGTGTTCTTTCTTTACTTTTCTCCAATTCTTGCCTAAAACAAATTCAACCTCTTTTTCTAACAAAGATCCTTTTTTGATTCTTTCCCAAAAATCAGTTTTAATTTTTGCTGATTTGTATGAAGATTCAAAAAAATGTTGGATAAAATAAGATTGCTCAAATATTTGATCTATACTTGGCAATAAGTTACCGAACAAATGTGTTTTACCATCAAATTTTGTCGGAGCATCAAGAGAATAACAATTACCAGCCGCTTTCCAAGCAGGTATTGGACAACATTGAATGGGTTTCATTACTTGAACATTATCATTAGAGTTAGCAATATTCTTCATCTCCCACATTATATAATTCCATCCTTTGGATGATTTCTTCGGTGATTCTGATAGTGATTGCTGAATTTTTGTACAAAGATCATTAATATCATTCTTTATACTTGAATGAACTTTGAAAGGAAATACTGATAATGCTCTTCCATCCCATGTTCCGTCAGTTTTGAAGAAAGGATGTTTTGGTCCGAATTTGATCTGCATCACACCAGTTCGTTTAGTAATAGATGTTGAACAAAAAGCCTCTATATTTGGTAAGGGATTTATTGAAACAGCATCCATATCTAAAACAACACCTTCTTTCTCATTAGCAAGTCTAAACCGAACTAAATCTGATATATGAGCAACGGAGTGTCCTTTCCTCATTGATTCATGTGCATCTTTAGACGGAAAAAATTCATCAGCATTTAAAACTTTAATCTCATTTGGTATAACTATTTTATCAGAAAATCTCTGATAAGTCAAGAGAAAAATGTTTTTATATAATTTTATATGAGAATTTAAAGCCAATTCATGAAGATATGATAAATCAATAGTTTTTTCAAGCCATTGTTCATAAGATTCATCGGCTTGAACTTGACTACTCCAGAATAGAATTATATTCATTTCTTTCCTTTGTTTTGAAAATACTCTTCATCTTTCTTTTTGAAGTAAGCATTTAACTCATCAAAGTCTTTGAATGTTTTATAAACCATTCCGTAATTGTTTATAAGTTGTTTAACTTTAAAATCTTTTTTTAGTTTCAGTTTATTCTTTTTAAACGGTTCATAATCAACATAATGATGCCACCTATCATATTTCCAAACAACTCTTGCCACATCTGGATGCATTGCAACAAGCATTGCAGATTTTTTAATAGTTCCTTCTGGATTGTACTTCATTTTTCTCCATTCTTCTTCAGATAAAGAACCTTCTTTATGATAAAATTCATCAGTGTTGCCTCCTTTTAAAGCCTGTGTAGCAACTTTACCTTGAAGAAATACATTAAATTGAACGGTACAATCACCATCTTTTAGAACATTTAAACATAAATCTGTATCTTCATTATATCTTCCTCTCCAGCGATGTCTACATGAATTATCAATCAAAAGACAAGAATAAATTCTGGTATTCTTAACATAAGCAGGTCTCGCGTCTGCTTCGGGAAGAAATCCTCTATACTGGGGACCAGCAATAAGAACATTTTCATACCGATCAACAAAATCTTCCATTACTCTAAAACAAACACCAGTTTCAACTCTAATTCTCTCATTCTTATGTACTCTATAGAAATCAAGAAGATTGTCATCCATAACCCAATGTCTTTTATGACCGTGTTCTATTGAATGTTCCCAACACCAGTTTCTGGCTCTTCCCGGACCATCACCGTGATTGGAAAAAGGAAGAATTAAGAGTGAAGCAAACTCTTTTAAGTCGAACTTTTCAAGCGCTTCTATGTAATTTTCTTCATCTTGAGGTTCTATAGCGATGAAATGAGGAACATGCATTCTTCTAAGGGTTTTAGACGTTATCATTGATTCATGCCGACCTTTAGAAATGATATAAACCGGATATCTTGGATTAGTGCATTTCATATTAATCTTCCTCAACCCACCGTCTCAAAGACTTGACATCTTTTTTTAGTTTCGGATACCAGATGCTTTTTGATTTAGTAGTTAGTTTCTGATCAACCATTTTAGCAAATTCTTGGAGATCTTCATCATTTCTAAATCTTACAATTATTTTAGCAAAATCCTCTTTAGTGGGTTGATCAAATTCTGGCATATCAACCCAATGTGTTTCCCAGTTGTCATTTTCTGCCATTTTTTCTTCATGAGACTTATCTCTAAAAGCCGCAAGTGACGGCTTCTTTTTCCCGGCTAAATCCAAACAATTGTCATATTCGGTTTTTTCTTTCATCTATACTCCTATAGGTTGTTCTTGAAAAATTCAAAAAATCTTATTCTTTTGTCTTTGTCGTCGGTGATATCACCAAACACTCTCATTTTATGCAACACTTTCATTGCTTTTGTTGCTTTTTTGTACTTATAGAAACTTTCTTTGTCATGAAAGAAAAGAAAATTTATAATCCTGTTTTTGTTTCTTGCATAATAGGACATAAACCCTTCTACCTCTTCATTGTAATAAATGCTTCTGTACAACAAAGATCCGTCTCCAACACATTCATGAATTAATGTATTGACATCCGGGGTATAAAGCACTGCTATATCAATATCAGCGGGATCCGTTTTAGAATACACTGAAGAACCAAAAACAAATGATACGGATAAACTCATAAATTCTTTTATGGTATCATCGGACATCTCCGTAGATTTGAACAATTCATTTTGAAGTTCTTCAAATGTTGTCAACGTGGTTACGTCATATTTATTTTCACTCATGGTAGTAACTCCGTTTTTGTTATTTTACAAAACAAACTATTAGATATAGATGATTTAATATAAATGAAACCATCTGCATTCAATTTCTTTAATGCTTCCTTTTCTTTAATGTCTCCATTATCATGGAGAACAAGAATTCTATTCTCCCAGGCTTTTGAAAAACTCTGTGATACTGAAACAAAGTTTTCTTGAAGAGTAGAATCAACTCCGTGAACAACATAAACAGGATTTCTGAAATCACCTGGAGCAATTTCTACCGATTCATCAATATCTTCTATTTCAACGATTTTGCTATCTGGAATTTCCGGATCTGGAACTGATGTCTTCACATCTTCTTTTTTGGGTTGTTCAGTGGATGTATTGAATTTACTCAAACCCTTTGCGGTTTCTTTAACATCACTAACACTGATCATATCATATACATCATATACTTTTTTCTTCCCACGACCAGATAGTCTGTCTTTAACAAGTTGCCTTGGTACTCTAACTCCTTTTTTCTTCATGTATGATTCAAATTCACCATGAGGAACAGCAGAGGGATTAAACTTCTTCTCTCTGACAAGATTTCTAATTTCTTCAATGAATATTTGCTGTTTTTGTGTTAGATTCATAATAACTCCAAAGTCATAATTAAATTTTTAAATTCATTATTAATGATTATACAACACATAATAAAAGAAGTCAACACTTTTTATTTAAAAAGGAATATCATCATAAGAATTTTCAATGGAGATATGAAGTTTTAAAATGGCATGTAAGATATCATCTTCTGAAGCATTAGGAGAAATGTTGATACCACAAGCATTACGATGTCCTCCAGCATCTATAACACCGGAAAGACCTATGACAGATTCTATAAATTCAGTCAAATCTATCCGAGATGATCTTACAGAAATATTTACAGAATTCGGATAATGTTGAATGATGTAATAAACACCATGCTCCTGATTAAAGTGATACGGAACGTCATTCATTATAGACGGGATAACAGGTATACAAACTTTCCCTTTAACATTTTCTCCGATATCAAAATACTCCGAATCATTTAATGCTTTGGTGATTGCATTATGTTTGTTTTTCAGAAATGCTTTTTCTTGCTGTTTAAAACCAGAAAAACCATCAGCAAATCTTGCTATAAACTGATCAAAATGAACTTTCCAAAAAATAAGATTCAAATCATATCCCAGTTTAAACCATTCTGGCTCTTCAGTTCTCTTATACAAATCATAAGCATTAATGGCTTTCATCATGATTCTTGAACTAGGAGACATTTCCCATCCATGTTTCTCACACAGTTCAAAACACAATCTCGTTCCAGATTTATCTGCATCATATATAACATCATCGGGAAATGAAAGAAGAGTTTCTTTGGTATTAGGATGATGATCAATTAAAAGAACATCACAACCCTTCTCTTTTAATGATGCCATATTTTTAGTTCCTAATTCAACATCAGCGGCTATTACATCTGAATTGGGTTTAATCCAGTTAACAAAATCAGTAAACCGATGATAACCACCTTTAAATACAGTATCAAACTGAAAGTTATCTAAAAGTATGATTGCAGATCCTGCGCCGTCCAAATCATAATGACATATTAAGTATTTTTGCATTTTTCTCCTATACATCTAAATTGTTAAAGACCCATTCGCCGTTAACATGTTTGGCGTATTGCGGTTCTGTATAAAGCCGCGGTCCGTACTGTCTATGTTCATTATGAACATATAAATTTATTTTTGTATTTTTATCTGTGATTCCTGTTGCTTTCCAACCAGATGCAGTTCTTTCGGCATCATGCATGATTGTCATTTTTATATTTGCACCGTCTTGACATTCATACACAACCATACCCTCTTTAAGATCTTTAACACTAATCATGAATTCTCCTGTAGTTGTTTAAAATCTTTTATTGATATTTTAACCGGAATACTTTTCATTCTGAAATTCGGTACAGTAGCAGTTCCATTTTTGAAAACATAAACCTCACCATTAGAACACTTTTTTATTCCAGAGAATCCTTTAATCTTCTTCATTATTATCCTCATTGTTCTTATTGATAAAGTTGCTGATTTCTCGTATATCATCATAATCCGCTCCGAACTCATTGTAGTAACTTATACTAGAGAAGGAGAGATTTAAATCCTGTCTGAAACCGAAATTTAAAACAAATTCCAAAAATGGTTTATCGGTATCTTCTGTTTCAATAAGAATTTCCGCTCTATATTCTTCACAAAGATCGGCGAGTTTACTAAAAAATTCTTTAGTTTTGTCATTTACATTACAGATAACTATATCTTTCATATCTTTCCTTTTGCTATTCTGACAAGAGCATCATACCAACATGTATGCCCCGGCATTTTATCCCAGACTTCCATAACGAAAGCATTTTCTTCCTCGGTGCAAAATTTGCCCCAATTACACCACTTTGCACCAAGTCTCAATATTTCATATGCTCTTTCTGAAGTCATAATGAATTCTCCTAGTAGTCAGTTTTATTTTCTTCAACTGCTTTTTTATATTTAGGATCCTGTTCACACCAACTTTTGACAAGATCAATACAGGCTTTTTTTGTTTTTCGGGTCTCAACTCCCCATGGCATCTTAACTTTCCATTCAGAATGATCTTTTACCGGCTGACCTAAAGGCTTTCCTATCACTGGATTCATAATAACCCTCTTTTAAATTTGTCTTAATCTTTATTATCTTTATTATAATGAACTATAACATTATTCTGAGGTGCTGTCAACAAACAAATAAATGAAGACAGCCTTAATTTTACTTCAGAACCACTCCCTGACCTTTACAATGAGGACAATCGACAAGCGGCTCATTGATAGTGGTAATGATATCATTCAGAAGAGTTTCAACTTTCTCTTTAAGATCACGGTGATTTTTTCCGACAATACCATCAATTGGAGTGTAGTTGTTATAGCTTCTCTGTTTAGTGGTCATTTCAAAACATTTCACTGTTCTAGAAGAAATGTATGTTTTGTTATATTTAGGAGTGGCATAAGACTTACCATTAGATTTTAAAATCTCTGTTACTTTTTCAAAGGGATCGGCTAAATCAATAATTTTATGAACTTCAAAACAAAAATCATAGTCTGAAGTGATCCGGGCAACTTTAGGATCAATGTTTTGTTTAACATACTCTCTAACAATACCATAAACTTGTTCTGAAGTTAATGCACAAGGCAGAACTGGAGCCATGATGTCAGGGAACATAATCTTATCAATTTCTTGCCGCAGAAGGTTGTTTTGTGTAATTGTGATAGTAGTTCTGTCCCGTTTTGCTCTGAAAGCGAACTTCTCTTCTGGAATCTCTTCAATTTCTTGAAGAACAACCAGGTCGAAATCAAGTTCTTCCTTAATAGGATCTTGTTTGTCTGATTTCAGTTCATAAAGAGATTCAAATGGTTTCAGATCTTCTCTCCAAGCACAATACTCATCGCCTTCTTCATCTTCAAATGTAGTTACAACTTCATCCCTTGGCATGACTTCAGGAAGATCAATTTTTGCAAGTGTTGCAACATCTTTGATTTCATACCTAAAGTTTGTATTTGGACGAGGTCTAATAACTGTTACAGTCTTAGGTTCGTCAGATACTTTGTACCAGCCTGAAGCAAATGTCGCTTCAAGATTATTATCGTTAATGAGAATATTATGTGCTGATACACCAACAAATTTAATGAACCAGCATTTGTCAGTTTTTATTGCTTGAATTTGAATTTTTGAATCACTCATTTGTCACCTCATTCATAATTAAGTTTTTGTTCTTTTGTGTCTCAATCTTTATTTTATGGTTCATTATAACATATTAGGATATAATGTCAACACTTTTTTTCTTTTTATTTCTGTAAATAGAGATTAAATCTATAATAATGGTGGCTATAGCCAAAGAAATAAGTCCGTATTGTTTAGTAATATATGAATAATACAACCAACAAAATGCATTTCCTATGTGTAGCCACCATGCTATATTTGATCCCTTCATCCAACCCAAATTCGCATTAGATAGTAATGTTGTAACACTTAAAAACCAATCAAACATAATAACCTCATAATTCTAGAAATTTATTTTAAATTCATTATTTTTAGGATTTGCTCCAGGTTTAACTTGTTCTAAAAATCTATCACCTGTACTTTTATCAAATAACGGTTTATCTTCATCATTCTTTTTATCTTTCTCCTTTACTTTATGCGGTTCTAGATAATTAGAAAAGTTTTCAACATCTTCGGCTTCACCGAATATCATTTTTTCTCTTTGATATGTCATCATGAACCGTTTCTTTCCGGGTACATTGATGTTGTCATATCTAGATTTTAATTGTTTACATAACATCAATCCTTGCTCCGCTATTTCTTCCGGAGCCATCATACCCATCATAAAATCTACTGTATCATTGATACCTTTAGATTCACCCGTATCTTGCATACCAATATCAGAGGATTCAATTGTTCCTCTGTTACCTTGAACAGCAGAAGCACCGATAAAATTATATTTACCTGCTAAACCTCTAAACTCTTCAGCAATTGATTTTACAAAAAGATAAGTTCCTTTATTAAGGGAAACCCTTCTTGACAAGCAAATGTTCAAGTAATCCAAACACACTATATCAGGAACAAACCCTTTCTTCATCTTCAATTCGCGAAGTAAGGCCTCAACATGTCCCATATGGGCAGAAGATGTTGGATATTCCTTGATTATAATCTTACCAAGACCCTTCTTTTTTAGTCTGGTAATTTTATCGGCAAATTGGATGACCTCAAGTTTTTCAAGATCATCCATTGTAGTATCAAGAAGATTTGCATCAATTCTCTGAGCAATCTTTTCCTCAGCCATTTCCATTGATATGTACAGAACATTATAACCTTGAGTCGCCATCTCTGCGGCATAATGACAAAGGAATGCTGATTTTCCTACTCCAGTAGAAGCCAGAATAAGATTTATTGTTTTTCTTTCCCAACCTCCTTTTGTTATCTTATTAAGAATTCCTGTAAGAAACGGAAGTTTGTCCTCTTTTCTTTTCAGTCTTTCAAATCTTTCTACGGCGTCTTCTACATAATCAGTACCAATATGATCATCAAAAGAAACGGCTAATGCTTCTTGAATCAAGTCAGGAATACTGCTTATTGGTTCATCAGATCCTCCTTTATCATAAATATTGACCGATTTGACAAGTGCATTATATAAAGCCTTCTGTGAACAAAAATCTTCTGTACAATCTAGAATCCATTCATATTGAACATCTTTCTTGGATTGAATATTTGTTCTTACATAATCAAATGCTTCCTTCTCTAATTCTTCAGACAAAGAAGCATCTTTTATGTAAACATTTAAAATCTCGGAATTAGAAGGTTTTTCATAAACTGTATAATGCTTTTCATATGCTTTGTAAATAACCTTTTCGACTCCTTCAAAGAAATCCTCTTGAAGATGAGGAAATACTTTGAAGAAGTATTGGTCATTATTAGAAAGTTGATTAAATATAAGTGAAGCATCAAAATTTTTAACAACTTTGGACATTTACTCTCCTTTTGGATCTAATGATGCTGGTACTTTTATCTTCATATCTTCTTTTAATGCAGTATCAAGTTTATTAGTAAAATCATCTTGTATGATTGTAGAAATTAAACCGTTACATGCTTTGTGAAAAACTTCCGGATTAATAAAATCCCATGATGCTTCAAGTTTTTTTTCATCATCTTCTTTGATAAGAATTTTATATTTTATACCATCAAATACACCACCTTTGATTTCAAAAATTAAAGATTCCTTTTCGGCAACACTTACGTCTATTTTATCTAAAAGAACAATATTTGGTAAATTACTCATCTTCTGATATCTCCCTTTCTTCTGTTTCTTCAACATCTGGCACTGGAAATGCGGAGCCGTATTTGAATTTTTTGCCAACGTATTCATCAATTGCTTTCATTATATCTTCAGTAAAGAATTTCTCAGGATTTTCATAGATGTTTTTAGAATAAACCTTTGCACCATCTTGTTCTGGTCCTAATTCAATTCTTGTTCCCGCTTTCTTCCATATTCCTGCTTCAATAGCGAATTCAACCATTCCATGCCAGCGGGAAAGACCGTCTTGATATCTGATTACAGTTTCAGCCTTTGAATTTTCTCTGGTAAGTCTTCCCTTATCTAATCTACATTTGACAACGGCACCGGTGATATCTGTTCCGCTTTTCTCTTTCGATTTAGTCAACATCATTACAGTACTTGCTGAATAAACGGGTCCTGAACCACCTGATTGGACTTGTTTAGAAAACATTTCCATAGTACCGTATGTATGATTAGTAAACAGCAATGGAACTTTGAACTTACCCATTTTGAGAGTCAAAACTCTAAAAGCCGCTTTGACTAATTGGGCTCGAGTCATATCTCTGGTATCTTTTCCGTCTTGAATGTCTTCTATTTCTTTTACAGTTGACAGTTGGCCGAGAGAATCAAGAACCATTAGAATGGGTGTTCTTTCTTGCGCTGGAATTGCAGAATAGTTATTAAGGATAACAAGAGCCTGATGTCTGAATTGCTGAACTGTTTCAATTGGCATAATAAGAACTCTTTTAATATCAATTCCGAATTCTAACATCATATTTTTAGTCAAAGCGGATTCTGACTCAAACATAAACACAACAGCCCTCGGATCTTTATCAAGAAACAATTTAACAGCGGTAAGAGCAAAGAAACTCTTACCAACACCAGAAGGTCCAGCCAATGCAGTTATTTTGTTGTTGGCATAACCACCATAGATTGATCCACTTAGTAAAGCATTGATAGCATAAGAACCAGAATCAATAAATCCTTCATAGTCTCCTGCAACAATACCGTTTTCTACAATTGAAGCATACTCATTAAGTTTAAAAATTTCTTTTGCAAAATCAAATGAATTGTTTTTACTCATTTACTCTCCTTTAAATTTTAAGTCTAAATATTTGTCGAATTAATACTGATTTTGTTCTTAATTCTCATTTTAAGTCGATTTATGTCGGAAAACAAAAATCCCTTTGATAATATACAGTATATACTATTCAAAGGGATTTGTCAATACAAAAAATCAAAAGATTATTTTTTTCTTTTTCTTAAAAAACTGCTTATTCCTACTAGTCCAGAACCAAAAAGCAAAATAGATGTTGGTTCTGGCACAGGGGTTGCATTAACCGTTGAAAAGTTGTCTAGACCGAAACCGTCATTAGTGTTTGATACATTCCAGATTATTTCTGAAATATATTCATCACCAAAATCTATGCCAACAAAAAAACCGGTACCATTCAGTTGATTAGGATCTATGAAAGCAAACAATCCACCACTAGCAATTGATGTTAATGCTCCTACATCACCAGGATCAGTTATATAGAAAAAGAGATTAGTAAATGTATTCGGTTTTACATTCAAAGTAATCTGAGTTATATCAGCAGAATCGAGATAATTAGTTTTTACTCCGTTTTCAGTTATATCCCTTCTTCCATTAGCATCAAAATCTCTTAGTTGAAATTTCGGTTCATTAGAATCTTTATATGCTGTTGATCCAGTTCCGGGAGATGCTCCAGCATTGGTAAATGTTCCCACATTGGTTTCTAGACTTGACGACCATCCCGGCGTCAGTGATTCAAAATCTTCTACAAGAGAAGCGGAATTTCCTATGTTAAAAACCCAATTATTAATTTGAGCACCTTGAGTACTGAGATTGAAAACATCAATACTTGCGGCATTAGTAACTGAAGAAACAGTTACTAAAAAAAATAATACTAATAAAGCACCTAATGTACTGATAAAATTTTTCATACATAACTCCTCATGTATTTTAAATTTTTTTACCTGGCGCTACCACAGATTTGTAATCGGTGAATTTGAATAAATCATCAATTGAACCAACCGATTTTTTGACTTCTTCATGACTAACAACTTCATTATCGGTTTCTGAGTAATACGCCTTTTGTTTTTTCTTTAAAATAGACCAAGCCTTTTTGTTCAAAGACTTGTCTTTGATATCATCAATATTAATTGTCTTCATCTTTGCTTCGGTCATCAATTCTTTAAATGTCTTCATTTATTTACCCTTAAAATAAAGTTTCTTTCCGCCGATTTCGATGTATTGTCCTTTTTCATCAAATTCAACTTCCATTGCTATAATAGCGGCTTCGGGAGAAGCAACAAGATCTTTCTTGATTTGCTTATCACCTAGTGTCTTAATAACAGAAGAAATAAATTTCTTATCATTTACGGTGTAATTACCTTTTCTTGCTGTTGATACTTCTGCTTTAAGGTCATATGAGACTTTGTTTCCATCGAACTTGACATTATGTGGAGTAATGACCATTTCATCATAATCATCGAATGATTCATTAACATTTTTGTCCATTGTATGAATATTATCTTTACCACTTTTATGCTTAATTCTTATATTGGGTGTGGCTCCGTCTTTGTGAAAATAAACAGATTCATAACCTCCCTTTGAATTTTTTTCGATAGTTTTCAATCGATAACCATCTTTCAGGAGTTCGCCATGTTCTTTTCTAAATTTGGGATCACGCTTTATATTTATATTTTTATTTTCATTAAGGTCTTCGGAAAATTTCTTAAAAGTTTTCATTAAATATCCTTTATATTAATAATGGGTTAAACTGTAGTTTTCATCCATGCTTTGGCTTCACTTTTAGAATCAAAGAATGTAATAACATTTATCGGACCAGTTGAGACAATAAAAGCACCGACTTTTTTGGGTTTATTTTTTCCTCCCCACACTGAAAGATCATCATAAACATCATACATCGGCAAATCAAACATCAATGCATTGCCTTTCTTTTGGACAGGTTTTATTGTCTTGATTGCTTTGAGAATCATTCGGAGTACAAGTTGATCCTCATTCGGATCTCCTTTCTTATCTGTCAGATATGTTTTAGTCAATGGAATAGATGTTCCTGATCCCACATCATAAGCAATCCAAAGACTACCTTTTGTTTTATAAATCTTATACTCCATTGCCTCATTAACAAAATCTTTATACTTTTTCATTAATTATCCTTTACTTTATTTTTAATTATGCTTAATGAAGGCAATCCTTTAAATTTTAATATTCGATTAGCCTTGCTTAGTATTTCAAAATTTGAATCTCCTATAATTTCATTCAAACCTTGCTGGCTTACAATCTTATCAAATTGTTTATTTAATTTAGCAAATTGATCCAGCAAATTCTTATAAGTCTTATATTCATACACAGAAACATTTTCATCATTTAAAACTTTTTCGATTGTTGATTTTTTGCCCTCATTTACACAAATATCTTCTGTTAATTTCTTGAATGACTTCACTAGAGATTTTCCTTTATTTCTTCAAATATTATTCTTGCTGTTTGATCATCAGCAACAGATGGCAACCATTGTCTGAATTTATCAAAATTGTCATTCAGTGCAAAGTTCCGCATATCTGTTCCGGACTCTTCAGATTTTCTTTCACCTGCATTCTTTATATTTATATTATAGAATAAATAAGTTCCTTTGTCAACAAGTGTTTTCACTTTCTCTTTAAACTCTTCATAACGGTCATCGCCAACAATCATAGTAACATTTTTATAACCACGGTCTGACAAATTCTTCAGAACATCAAAGGGTGTTTTAATATTAATTTCTCTAGGAATAACAGCCTCTGGAAACAACTTCCTTAGTATTGTTATCTTGAAATCATAAGACAAAGGATTCTTTTTTCTATCTTGCCGCTGTGAAGTATATATCAAAGGAATAGAATCAGTTTCTTTTGCTTCTCTGATCACTGTATTAATGAGTTTTTCATGACCAGTGGTCAATCCCTGGAATCTACCGAAAGTAAAAACTATACTCTTTTTTGATCTTTCTCTTTTGAGATATTCTTTAAACGAAAGCATAATAAAACACCACTATTAGGATCGGAACTTCATATTAGAAAAGTTTCTTTTAGAAAACTCTTCACGATTAACCAGTTTTATTGGTATATCTGCATTATTATAAACATATCCCTCAGGATTGCAAGAAGTATATTCATATAATGTATATTCATAAAAAGTGTTCAAGTCATTTAAAATATTTTGATTTAAATTATCAATAATATGATTCTTTATAACAATAATATTGTAATAAACTTTGAATAATTCAATGAAAAAGAATTTATTTTTTTCTATGAATTCTATAATTTTATTGTTTGAATTCTTTTCTTTGCAGAATTCTTTAAACATCACAACATCAGTTGTTTCTTTCATTTCACATGAATTTCTTATTTTCATGTTAATGTACTGCCTGAAAAGTGCATTGATTTTCAGTTCAACCATTTCTTTGTGTTCTTGCTCATAACATTTCAAATCATCTATTAGCAAATTCAAATCATGCAATTCCTGACAATAATGAAATACCAGTGCTGAATTTAATTTGTAATCTTCTTTTCTTTTGTATTCAGAAAAAAATTGATAAACATCATTTGTTTGATTAAAATTCTCTTTGTTAACTCCGGGAACTGTTTCAATATTGTCGGGAGTTCCTTTGCAAGTTGTATGCCATGCAATTCCTATTTTTGATCCGGCAATTTTTATTGCTGAATAACTCTGAATATCTACTCCGTATGTTATAGTGTTGGGTTTGAAACAAAGATAAAATCCATCTTTATAATCAATCTCAAAAAGATCATGTTTATATTGATCATCAATATACATCAAATCGCCGTGGTACATACCAGTTTTAATAGAACCTTTAAGATACTTTAAACAGCATTCAAGAATTTCTATAAGACCGGCTGAATTCGGATGATTTCTCCTGATATCTTTTACAGTGTAGTTATATTTGGGAGTTTTGTTGTAAATGCTTTTAGAGGCGACAAAGAATTTATTATTTCTTGGATCTATGCCGGCAACAATGGCTGGTGCACCATCATATTTTACAGAGAGGTGCTTTTCTGGAAAAAATAAAGCATCATTAAGGGAAGGAACAATATTATTTTTTGAAAATGTAAGATCATCAAGGATAAGATCTTCAACATGTTCTATATGCTTCAACGGTTTCAAACAAATCTCCTTAGAAAAAGTTTTAATTAATTTTTATAATATATAATACACCATTTCTAAGGAGATGTCAATACTTTTATGATAAAAATTTGAATCCTTCATGTTTTTCAAATGTTAACAATAATAGAAGAGATGAAAGAGATAAAAGAAGGATAGACGAAAGAGTCAAGAGAGTCATCAAGAGAACCATAAAAATCTTTTCCAGCAATATTTTCTGTTGTCTATCTTACAATGATTTTCGCAGAATTGTTTATCTCTGAATTTTCCTGTGAAACTTGGATGAGTCATTTTATCAATGAAGTAGCAAGTTTCACAGGAACCAGGAATGGTTTTAAACTTCTTTCCTTTATAACGCTGTAACATTATTTCTTAATAAAAGTAATATAAGCAGGACGATAAGGTCCTTTATATGATGCATAAATCAATACAGCAATTCCTCTATCTACACCGACATCAGAGTTTTTAATCACAAGCCCTGGAACTTCTGCTCCGATTGATCCGTTAGGTCGTTTCACAATTTTGACTGTCTTTGTAAATGTCCCTACAGTTACTTTGACTTGATCTCCCACTTTCAGGAGAGGTTGTCTTTTGTAAGTGTAATAAGTCCATCTGTCACCATTAGTGGGCTTATAATATTTTAGAGCAATTGAACCACCAGGAACATTGTTTGGTTCAGTTACTATTTCAGGCTTCTTCTCTGGTTCTGGTTTCGGTTCTTCGGGTTTAGGCTGTTCTGGTGGTGTTACTGGTTTTGGATCCGGCTTCTCTTCTGCTTCTCGTTGTTCTTGCACATATTCAACAAGATTCACAATAGTTGCTACTAATTGTTCCTGATCAATAGCAGTCACTCCGTTAGATCCTTGATTGGCACAACCTTGCATCACAAAAAATGATAGCATTAGAAATACAATAAAATATTTCACTTGTTACTCCTTAGATTCCTTAGATTAGTTAATTAATAGATACGGTTCTTTTGGCGAAGAATTTTCTATCTTCTCAATAATTGTATCTAGTTTTTGGTTTACTTCTGTTAAATCACAAGATTCTATTCCTGGTGCTTCCGGTGAAGCACAAGAACTTAAAACAAATAACAATATGATTAAAATAAAAGTGTATAACATTTTCATATGATTTGTCCGTTTTATTCTACATTAATCTTAATCATCCCATAACCAGGATGAGGATTATCAGTTTGTCTACATAATACATATTTGTTTATAGTGTCACCTTCTTGGATTACACCATTAACATGATTAGAATGAAGATCATAATCATATGTATCAATAAGTTTTTTATCTTCATTAGGAGTGTCTGAATACTCCCAATTAATATCTGGTATTGCAATCCATGCCATCTTATTTTCCTTAATGTTCTTATTTTAATTAAAATGGTTCAGGTCCACCAGTGGACGGATATATATGTATCATTCCTGTAAGTTTATTGTTATCTGAAGTTCCTGAAAGTGTTCCAACAGCCCCCGATATACCATATCCCTGAGGAAGAAAATATTCTATACCGAGATGCAGAGGTCTTACACCACCATCTCCTAAACTTGAGAATTCGATTTCTCCTCGATCTATAGAGGTTAGTGTAAGAGTGTCATCAGTAACAGTCCGAGTACTGAACCATAAAACTGCGGCGCCACCGGTATACACATCAACATTTGGATGAAACAAGAACTCATTGGCGCCAGAATTATCATACGGACCATAACCATACGCCAGTGAATCTAAAGAAAATCCACTAATTCTGAGTAATGCAATTTGTGCTTGAGCATTAAGTCCGTCAAAGGTGTAGGTATACGTCGCCGGGTCGGCGGGTCCTACCACATGTATCATTCCAACTAGGCCGGGGGCCAATCCGTCTACAACAATTTCAATCCAGCCTGGATTGAAAGCAGTTGACAAAGGTTGTGCTGAAGCACAAAGAAGAATAAGAAGATCATCTTCAACTGTTCCAGCAGGTTTATCTACAGTCATTGTATCTGAAGTTGGATCCGATTGTGACGTTAGTGTATAAGATTCAACTTTAATAGGAGGTACATCTAAATAGTCATCAATTGTGAATGTGTATATACCAGTTTCTGATCTGTAATGCATTGCACCCAAAAATTTATCAATTGCGAATTCTCCAGGTTTCATAATTTCAGGTGGAGAAAATGTATCTTCATATTCATTTACAACAATAGAAGATCCTGGAGTAGAAGGAGTCGGAATATCAGCACACATCCACTGACCTTCTATATATTGTTGGATCTGTCCTTCAACACATTCAAGAACTTGTACTCCAATCATTGTCCAAACCGTTTCCCAACTTGCTCCAACTTCAGGCTCAGTTGTAGAATCAGCAGTGTGATCACTAGAACATATAAAAACATTTCCACCGTGAACAACTATATTATTAGTAGAAGTGTATTCTGTACCAGAATTCCATTTTGTGGCATATTGACTGTATAAATCGACGAAGTTGGCCTCAGTATTTGTAAAGTTGTCATCAAGGCTAACTTTACTTTCTGGTGTGCCCACTAGAATAGGATCTTTCATTTATTTCTCCAGATTATTGATTCTGCAACATGATATTAAAAATTATTGGCTGTCCTGGTCTTACAACAATCGGTGGCAACTCAACTTCTGGGCAGAAATTAGCAACTGCTGGATGACTCTCAATATCTCCTCTGTAAGCAGTCAAAAGATATGTTTTACAATCTCCAGTATGCTCGTGAACTGCTTCATTTGTCTGAGCATCTACTCTGAGAAGTTCTGTCTTTCCGTCAATAGTTCTTTCATAGAGGATATATCCCTCTACCTGTTCAGCGGGATCATTAAATTCCCATGTTGCTTTGACTTGAACAGCATTAGCACAAGCCGCGGACAAAAATAGTATTGCTAGAGTTAAAAAAGTGAAAAAATATTTCATAGTTTTCCTTATATTTTGTTTGTGTGTTAATTCCAACCAACAGTACAATCATAATTTCTTATATCATCTACGGTGTATTCTGTATTATTTAGCATGTCAGTAATATTGGATTGATGAAACTTCTTTACACCGAAATTATTAGACGCTCTCATAAAGAATGCAGTTGAGAAATCCTTAAATTCTGCTACTGTGAACAATCTGGTAGAATTATCTGCTAGAACCCATAGTCCTCCTGGAGAAGGTATAGGATCTTCATCATTCATTAAGAGGCACTGGTTTTGAGTACCTTGAATAGATTCTTTATCTGCTACATACATACCACCTTGGTACTCAAAATCAGCAAGATTCGCTTCACGGTTCATTTGAAGAATTTCTTGATTTTTTCTCTCAAATGATAAATTTTTTTCTATTTCTTGTTTCTCTTCTAAAGTAATTACATTATCCCAATTTATTGTCATTGTATCTCTCCTTCTTCTTCAATTTCTTCTTCTTCA